CTTGTCAGCGTTCCAAAGTTTCTCGTACATCTCAAGTAATATCTCTCTATTTGTCATTTTACCCTTGTTTTGTTACAAACAATTAACATTTTTACCCTTATTTTGTGACAATTTAAGGTTCATCGTTGTGAGGATTATAAATCCTTTTCTATGTTCTGGCGTTCTACATACCTGCGCCACATATTAGCAGCCCAAGCCCTTCTCTGGATCTTATTAGGATACACCTTCTTTAACCTCGCATTAGCAATGCGTAGGAATTGATTCATCTTATTCATAGTAATTAATTTTGGAGGGGAGAGGGGAATCGAACCCCTCTATTAACCTACTCCGCAGTAAAGCTATTTGCCTTTTCCCCTTTGACGTTTAAAACAAGTCGTCGTCTTGAGTGTTAGCTGCTGCACCCGGAGCTGGTTTCTTTTGCTCCAATTCAGCATACATACCACCGTCTCTCTTGCTTAAGAGATTGATGTTCACCCAACCGCGATCGTTTAGGTTGCCCGACAATAGGTCGATGTCTTTCTGGCTAAAGCCAACATTGATGATCTGACCATACTTACCCTCTTTAACGCGGGTGCTTCCTACGAAGACTTTGTCCTTTCTGTCTTGTGACATAACTAATTAAATTAAAGGATTAAAAAAATACTTATTCAAGAATCAATTTTGAGAGGTGATTCACCCTCTGTTCTAAACGCGCAACTCTCGAGTTCATATTGTCTACCGCTTGCGATAGATCGCCATTCTCCTCCGAGGTGTGCTTAAGGATGCCTTTGAGTTTGTTATAGTTAAAACTATACATACCATCGGCCATTCGGTTTTCGTGGGAATGGATGTACTCATACGCCATACGCTGACTAACACCCAAAACTTTACCGACTTCCGTACTTGCGTACTCTTGTTCCGATAACACCCGTGCGATCAGCGCACGAGCGGTAACTACCTTTCTGTTCTTGCTATTCTCTACGATCTTATCTACTGGGACATCCATAAGATTACAGGCAGTCTCAATAATAAATCTCTCAAGGGGACTATAGTTCTCCCACAATAGCATAGTACGGTCTAAACTCTCCATTTAAAAATAATTTTTCATATAAGTTAATTGACTTGTGCAGTTCCATCGCTCCGAAGTTTAGGAAATTCTCCGATGCTTTGTAGATGCCTACTTCATAAGGGAACTCTTTCTCTATAACGAGGAAGTAAAACTCATCGCAATTGAAGATCTCAGAGTATAGGTACGCTTGTTGAGCGTACATCCACTTGGCGTTTCTGGACCATTCCTCCAGCGGTTTAGCAGTTGTCTTTAGATCAACAAGGTATCTACGTCCGCCCTCTTCAACAATTGAATCGGCCTTACCTTTTAGTTTAACAACCTCCCCAGATTCTAACGACCATTCCATTACACCGGGAATCTCGGGTTGGAAGTCAAATCCCATAAGGTCAGTTACCTCACTTACCTTTTGTAGTTTATCGTACATCCCTTGGACGCAATCGTAGTCTTTGGTAGGTAATACTAACTTACCAGTGTTCTCCGCTTTAAACGCCTTGTAGTCGTTTCCTCTACGCGTTCCGTTCCACTTCACAGAGATATCTTTTCCTTCGAGGAACATAGAGTGTAGGGCTTGGCCTACGTCGAAGTACGACGCACTTGGCCAAGACCATTTACCTTGTCTCCATAAGTGAAACTTTGTAGGAGACTTAGTCATCAACTTCAGCGAACTATTGGACAGGTAGGACCTATCTGCGTAGTACGCCTCGTCGTCATTAAAGCGAGTAACATCATCCATTATGCAAGGATTTCTTTATTTTGTTCAGCGGTCGTGTTGTATCCAGCTAACGCCTTCTCTACTGCTTCCTTCTTACCAGAGGCAACTGCGGCTTTCATCTTTTCAATGATCTCCGGAGTAAGCTCTTTAAGAGCTACTTTAGTTTGCTTCTTAGTTGGTGCAGTAGTCGTACTTCCTGTAGAGTTCTGCTTTGCGATGGCGATCGCAACCTCGTTAGAACTTGCAATCGAAGTATCAATACCAATACCGAGAGCAGCCAATGCACGGCCCCAAGCACTTGTCTCACAATTCTCCACATAGCTTGTCTTGTTAATGTAACTACTGGACTTATCCTCTTGAGCGAAACCAGTTGCTTTAACCATTCCGTTCTCATCTGTAATGAGAGCTTTTATCACACAACTCCCTTCATCAAGGTGGTGGATCTCCGAAGATAGTGACCATCCCTTGTAGTCTCCGCTCTCGCGAAAGTACTTGATTCTTTCATTGACTTCAACATACTCTTTACCTTTGATGTTTGTAGTCTTAAACTTGTAGCGACTCATATATAATTGTTTGAATTAATACTCTTTGTGGGGGTTTGGTCGGGGGCCGGAGCGTGCCCCCTTTACAAACCAAAACCTTAAGATGCTCCGTTGTGCTTAAACAATGATTAACATTACTGCTAATATACTAATAAATTACTAAAAAGCAATACCAGCTATCTTTTTATTTAACATATTTAAACTCATCTGCTTCTCATAGTTGTCTGCCTTGAGTTGATCTATCTCCTTCTGTAGTTCTTTTACAACTTCTTCCTGTAGTTTAAATTCCATCAAGACCTTTCTATTGCGACGACTCATCTTCATTAATCGATCACGCATTTGATTGTTCTCATCCTTTAATCCGTTGTACTCAGAGAAGTCTATATCAAACATAAACATCTCAGCAAACTGATGGCTCATAATCTCGTAAGCCTTGTAATATACTTTTGAGAAACGAAGATTTACTTCGTGATTCTTATTGGCCCATACCACCATTGCGTGATGCTTCCCCAGAATTTTAGCTATACTCGTTATGCTGAGTGAGGAGTACTTATTTGCAGCAACCATAAATGCGTTGCGGTACATTACATTTCTTTGGACTCTGTTGTCATCAACGGCCCATTGTTTTTTAACGTCCTTCCAGTAGTGTTCCAACATTACCTTTTGACCCATTGCGCTTAATACCTGTTCTTTTTCCATAATTTACTTTGTTATAAACCCCTATATACTTAGTATACCTACTCTGTGTATACTATATACTCTCTCTTATAGAGAGAAGTATATACTCTATATACTAAGAATATAATATATACTAAGTATATATCCAAAGTATATATGGTATTTTAATCGGGTATTCTTTTTTTTTATATTCCTAAGTGATCACTATACTCGTCCTCTAAACGGTTATCGGTCCACAACTGATACCAATACTCATCATCTTCGTAAGAGTCTCTTAAATCGTCTCTAAGACATCTCTCTGTCGATGTATAGATTGAGTTTCCGTTCTGCTTCTTTCCAGTTCTCAAAGTATTGATTCCGTTCTGAAAGAACTTTGTAATACTTGAGGCGTGCTTTGTCAACACCTCTCTGTAGTTTAAGTAAGTCATTTGTTCGTGTTCTATGGATTGCCTCAAAATCATACAAGGCCATTAATATTTTTTTCTTCTCATCAGAGTCTTCTAACATACCAATGATCTCGGTCATCTCACCTACAATGTAGATCAGTAGAGTCATATCATTAGCGTATATCAATTCATCTGCGCTATTCATCTTCCTTTAAAGAATTATAATTCTTTATCATAAACAACCAGTCATCTCTGGATATCTCTTCCTCACAAAATTCTTGGGCTAAGTCTCTTGCTTTAGGACTAAACATATTGTAGGCTCCTAATTCTCTAACGAGTTCGTATGCTCTAAACTTCTCTTTCATAACTCCTATTTATTTATATATTACTTTCTATATCATAACCATACACAGCGACCTGTCCGCTATGAAATAGATACTCCATATGCTTGTAGACCTTTGTCGCTCTCGGTCTTTTGCAATGCTTAATGGCGTGTATATTTCTCGCACCATCAACGCTTTCTTTTGTGTAAAAAATATATCTCCACATAATTCCTATTTATTAAACAATACTTTATTCTTCCAATCGTTAACATCACCGGATATATTCTCATACTTGTAGTAAGCTAATACATCTACCATCACCTCGTCCGGCACATAATTCCAAGCATATATAAGAGCGAGATCAGCGAGCGTTGGTCTACCATTACCTTCGGTACGATTCCATTTCATCACGACTACATTAAACTCTCTTAGTGTATTGATTTTCATAATTGATTATCTTTAAATGTTTTGTACTTGATCCGAGCTACCTTCAGAAACAAACGCTTATCAACTACATTGTAGAACTGGACCATTGAATGGGACAAGTAGTTTCTTTCTAATACATCCACTATTAGTTCCGCTAACTGCTGGCCTGTAGGATCTATCTCTATTACAACCTTCTCCAGTTTTTTATACGCTTCGTTACTCTGCATCTCCGATATTATTTAAAGTTCCACAATCACATATATGTAACTGGTTCACACCAATTACGATAGGTATCTGCTTATCACATCCACCACAAAAGAATACTTCTCTATGGTACTCTTCTTTTTTAGACGTTACTATTTTATCCGAAACCATCTTAGTAACAGTTCCATCTTTCCAGTGTATTTGATATCCTTTACGATCCATATTACTACTCGTTTACAAATTCATACTCGTTACCAAATGCACTAACCGATACCAATTGCTCCGGGATAATCTGCATATACCGCTTACGATTGTTGTCCCAGATCAACCAGTTGCTTTCCTTGATGGAAGACTTGCCTCCCTTAGTAAACTTAGCAACACCCATACGACCATTGAAACTGGTGATCTCACCATTCTTTTTGATGTAGGTGCCTCCGAAGATTCTACCACTTGATTGTAGTTCTGACTTGAACTCTGCTGCGTAACCTTTAGTTACTGATACTTTAGTTTTCATAGTATATAGTTTTAGTATTTAATATAAGAGTCCTTAGCCGGGTACACCACATTGTAGTTTTCGTCAAACATACCACACTCAAATCTGCGTGTTTGTAGCGTTTCTGCTATGTATATCAACTCTTCATCATTGGCCCACTCCCTAAGGATAACCTCTAACATTTGTCCAGCAGTCCAATGTTCCGCTTCCTGTGTAATTGCATTCACAGCTCTCTCCGAGTGCGAGTCGTTATGCAAGTCTATAGCTGTTGCTTTCATAATTGTAATTGTTTTGATTCCCTCCAAAAGTAATATAAAACTTCTAACTTGCAAACATTTCTGTTAAAAAGTCTAAAAAAAAAATAATTTCCCCAGATTCTTCGGGCATTCGCGTTATGAAATTTTTCAAAAAGTCCCCCAGATTTTTCGGCTTTCGCGATTTATTCGTATGTGTGCGCGTCCGTCACGCGTGTGGCGATAAAATCCCCGGATTTCGAAATTTTCGAGAAAATCGGCCCTAATTCAAGGACGATCTACTAAGGCCGCAGGCCAGTACTGGCAAGGGATCCGGACTTTTTCACTCGACAAAACACCGCGAAAAATAAAAATATTTTCGGTCCCTATGTCGGGGATATTCTTTTATACTATAATATTACACCAACAAACAACCGGCAACGAAGCCGGGCCTTAATTAATTTATAGTATTATGAAAAATTCAAACAAAATCACAAAGATCTGGACAAGCGAAACAACCGAACGCCAAGAGTACGAAATCGGCCGCGCCCACATTCAAAGCAATGACCCAGAGCTAACGAACTACTTTTGGAGATACACTACCAACGATTACGAGGTAGGCGGCCAGCTTCAAATCTGGAAAGAGCCTAACGGCGTTAAATGTGTAAATGATTTTGACGGCGCCTTTGATCTTCCTAAAGGCATTAAGACGCACCTAATCAATAAAGGCATAGAAGTAGATTTCTAAAATATAATATAAACCCGGGCCGGATCCGTCCGGCCCTCAATACCTTAAACAATGAAAACAAACAAACTACAAACCAGCACAACAAAACAAAAGAAAAAAAGCGAAGGCGGAACGCTGGAAGCCCTCGCAGTAATTGGCGCCCTTTATTTGCTCGCGTCCTTTATTTTACGTTAACCCTTAAAAAGAAAAAAAAATGTTTAAAGACTTAACCGAAATCGACACAGGCGCCGGGCTAATGATCAACGGCGAAGGCGAATTCAACGCCGCAGAATTAGACTATCTAAACGGCACCGGAATACCGGAAGGCTGGACCGCTAATATATACGGCCTTATAATAGACGTAAACGGCAAAGAGTACACAATACCAGCCGCGGCACTTGATCCGGACCTATTAAAGGCGCTAACCAGCAACGCAGAAACAGAACTCAATAATTACTACTAAAATTTAAAACCTTAAACAATGATCAACTTTGAAGAATTAGCCAACGCAGTAAACCCGAACCCGGGCCAAACATTAAAAGCAGCACCAACGCCGCCCGCGTATACGATCCCGGCCAAACTACTGAGCAAGGGAACAACCAACGCTAAAACAAGCAAAAACGCCCTTGAAACCTTTATACTTTATATGAGTCCAGCGGCCCAAAATAGTAAAGGCGCCGACCTTTGCCCGTTTCGTAGTAAAGGATGTACGGCCGCTTGTTTATACACTGCCGGACGTGGTAAATTTAACAACGTCCAACGCGCCCGAATGAATAAGAGCGAATACTTTATAAGGGACAAAAAAACGTTTTTAGCTCAATTAGCCTTAGAATTAATTGCGATTAATAAGAAGCAACTCAAGAAGGGAACAAAGGCCGCAATCCGTTTAAACGGGACTACAGACGTAGACTTTTTGTATTTGCTTAAAAATCGCGCCGGACTTGACGCACTGCAATTGGAAGGCCTTGTATTTTATGACTACACCAAAGACCCGTACCGCGTTAAAAGGTACGCCGGGACCAACTACACGCTAACATTTAGCCGGGCCGAGGATAACGAACCGCAGGCGCTTGATATCCTAAAAAATAGCGGCATAGTTTCGGCCGTCTTCGCTGAGAAATTGCCCCAGTTATACAAAGGCTTCGAAGTTATCGACGGCGACGCGTCCGATGATCTTATGATTAAAGCAGCGGCCGCCGTTGGCGTACTCAAACGCACCCGGAAGGGTAAAGGCATTATCTTAGGACTAAAGGCCAAAGGAGACGCTAAAAAGGACGTTAGCGGCTTCGTAATTACCTCACATCTAAACACCGGCGCCAATGCATAGTATTTTTGAAATGATCGAAGCGCGGCCCCTCAAAGTAAGAGAAGGAAAGCGCGGCGCCCACTGGATTAAGACCAACGGCCAGCGCATAAACTTAGCCAGCCGGAACCATCATAGCAGCCTAACCAACGGCCGGACCTTTATATTCTCAGAGGATCGGCGACACGTTAAGCAACTCAAAAACTATATATAAGCACCTGTAAAGGATCAACACCAAAAAAAGGGCACCCAATACGGGCGCCCTTTTTTTATACCCTTAAACGGGACCAACTGAAGAAGGAACGACGGAAGGAAAAGAGGAAAAGAGGCCCGAGAGTTACGCGCCCCGGCACCACCCCTTACAATACCCCGGCACCCCTTCACCGGATCCACACCCCCAGCGGACCAACTAAGGCCCCCACATTGGACCAATGAAACCCCTTATATACTCAGTGCGGCCACCAATGTAGGACCGACAAAGGACCCCGGCCGATAGTGACCGGACGAAGGAAGCGAAGAGATAACTTAGCCCTCGGTGTCCGCGGGGGAAGTGTCTATGTGAATGCCAAACCAAATGAACTTAAAATATTCCCTTGTATATACATAGTATGTATACCTCTGTATATATATACTCTTAGGAACTTAGTATATACTAAGGAGAACTGTATACTCTCCCCTTTAGGGGGAGTATATAAGGGTATACTTAGTGTCCACACTAAGTATATACAGGAAGTTTTTTAAGGCGAATATATTAATGAATAGATTTATTCACTATCTTGTAGATTCATTTAGAGCCTTTCTAAGGACTCCAATTAAACACTTCTATACAATCGTACCAAAAGACCAAGATATGTCCTCTAAAGAACTCCTAATAGCTTTATTGAGCGGAACAATGCCTAAAGGTGATACCAAATCAGAGATGTTTAAGTTTTACAACTCTATGGTAGGGAAGAGTAAATACTTTCCAAAGAGTGAGAATCCTAAGACTGCGTGTGGTAGTTGTATCCAAAGGGTGAAGACTTCTATTTGGAAATGGTATCATAGTGATGAGACAGCTCCAACCTTTAGTGAGTTGACCTTTACGGGTAGATTAGGCGCACATAATATTCCATTATACACACTTACAGATGCCAGCAAAAAGAAATAATAGCGGTAAAATAGTTAAGGGCCAAGGTGCGGAACTAACAGATCTCCAGAGTAAGTTTATTGACAGGATTGCAGAGGAGGGTATGGAGGCCTCGAGTAAGATAGCTCGGGAGCTTAATTATACTTCCTACTATCGGGATAGGAGAACCGTAGGTACTGCATTCCATAGAGAGCTTATGGCTATTGCCAACGCGGAGATGAAGAGTATTGAAGCTGCTAAGGGTACAAATCTTACGGCATTGATTAAGATACGAGATGTAGCACTGTCTAACGGGGATACAAAGGCGGCAATGGAAGCCATTAAGATTATCAATGATATGCAAGGATACAAAGCTCCTACGAAGGTCCATCAGACGAAGATAGACGTTAAGGCAACTATAGACCTTACTGCTCCGGATCAAGAGGATGAGGATACTGATTATATTGATGTTTAATGGAGATAAAGTTATACAACCCTACAAAGCCTCAGAAGGATTTCTTGAAGATCATCTACGAAGAGGAGCCTTTTATAACCTTAGCCGCTATGGGGCGGCAAACGGGTAAGACCTTTGCTATGATGAACGATGCGGTAATGAGAGCCTTGAATAACAAGAAGCACCGTATGTTCTGGGTAAGCCCTATACAGGAGCAGGCCAACAAAGTGATGAAGGACATTGAGGGGATGTTTAGTAACCACCAAGAGTTGTTTGAGCAAATCATAACGAGGTTTGATAGAAAGCATAACGAAATATACTTTTACAACGGTAGCTTTATTAAGTTCCGATCTTCCGAAGCGGGGGATAACCTTCGTGGTGCGACATTGGATTTTATCTACATTGATGAGGCTGCCTTTATCAAGGAGGCGTTTATCAACGAGGTATTGCTGCCTATGGTTACCCGGACCAATGGTAGGGTAGTGATGAGTAGTACCTTCAATGGTAAGAACTGGTACTGGGAATGGTACCAAAGAGGACTTAAGGAAGATAACTTTAAGCAGATAAAGTCTATTAAGCGGACATATCTGGACCTCAACGACCATAAGGTCGAGGAGACGGTACTGGGTATACGCAAGAGTATGACTAAGGCGCAGTTCAATCAAGAGTTTTTATGTAGACCCGTTAGTGCGGATGCCTTGTTTTCCGATATTGAGGATTCCATTACTAAACACCTACCTCAAGAGTACGAGCGGGTATACATCGGTATGGATATCGGGGTAGCACAAGATTATACGGTGCTTACCGCAATGACAGAAGATTATAAAGTCATTGATATCGAGAGGTTCAACTTTAAGGAGCAAGGGATGGACTCTGTAGAATTCAAACAGCGCATTAAAGACTTTTACCTTAAACACTTTGATAAACTTGCGGCGGCATACTTTGAGGTCAACAACAACGATTTACTCTTTGATGAGATTACCGATGATGACAGGATGTACAAGATGATACCCTTCCAAACGACAAGCAAGAGTAAACCAGAGATAATTAAGAACCTTATTAAGCTTTTTGAAGACCATAAAATTAAAATACCAGACTACGATGTGTTGGTAAAGGAATTGTACGATTACAAGAGTAAACGTAATCCTGTTACGGGAAACCTACAATTCTCCAATACCGAAGGAAAGCACGATGACTGCGTGATGAGTCTTGCTATCGCAGCATACTGTGCTGTAGAGGAACAAGACGGTGGTATAACAATGTTCTTATGATATCACTTCAGCAGCATATCAACCTTATGCAACACATTTTGTCTAAGGGAGATATAAACGAATACATAGACAAGATGAAGCCGCTTGAGGCCTTGACTTTTGTCAGATCTTCGGAACAGACTTATCCTATAGAGTCCAACACACTGAGGCCCAAAGACTTAAGAAGCGTTAATTTAAGTGTTAATTCACTTGTACTTGGTCAGTTCATAATGATAGAGCAGATAATAACAGGTAAAACTAAACTACCCGACCACTTAGTAGACTTAGAATTACTGAAGTTGATATGCCGTCCACATCATCATACCGAGTTTGATAATGAAAACACAATTGACGAGAAGAAAAACGAGCAACGTATACTAAATATGGATGTTCGTGAGTGCTATTGGATACTCACAGAGTTTATAAAGAACAGAGAGAAGACTTTATTTAAGGATTTCGCGGGTGTATTCTACGATGCACCAGAAGAGACAGAAGATGAAGAAGAGTCAGAACCAGAAGAGAAGACTTCTGATATGTTGTTTAATCAGCAATGGTACTGGTACTCTATTGTTAGGATGTTGGCAAACGAAGATATAACCAGATATGGAGAAATTTATATGTTGCCAATGACTACAGTATTGCCCGAAATGTCTTATTTGGCGCAGCGCAACAAGATAGAGTCGGCAAAGCAAAGGCAAAGTCAAGCTATGCGTAAATTGTAAATTAAGAAAAGACTACAGTGAACGATTTAGTAACTATATACGAGCTATTCAAGGCTTTTGGAGATTCTCACGGTATGATTAATGAGTTCAAGCTCATAGGCTCGTTAGAAGACCTGCAAAACATCGAGGTATCACACAGAGGTATGTATGTGAACTTAGATAGCGCAAACGTATCGAGATCGGGTAACAGTCCGATCTATGATGTTACTTTTAATGTAATTGTAATTGACAAGGTGCCATTATACGATGAGCTGGCTCTTATGAACTCTAATCAAGAGAATCTATTCGTTATGGGTCAATTGCAAGATTACTTTGGTCAAAACCTTTTAGGAGAGGAACGCTTTGACGAGGTAAACCTTCAAGGCTTTTCTGCTGACGATTACAATATAACTACGGCTACTGGAAACTGTAGCTTCTCTATAGGTAGAAATCCAGACAATAGGAGTATAGACATTTAATATGGATAACTTAGAGAGACGTCTTCGTATCATATTAAGTGAAAAAACCCCTCTGAAAGCGACATATCAACAGCGAGGGGCTTTACAATTTTACCTACAAGACCAATTAAACAAGGGTAAGGTTATATCTCTGTTAAAAAGAAACCTCAGCGGTCCTCAGAACAAAGAAGGTAGGCCTTATGACCATAGGGCTACAGGATTTTTAGAGAAATCTATAATGCCTGCTACTGATGGAAACCAAATCTGGACGAAGAGGTTCTTAAGGGTAAAGCTAACTGGAGATAGGTATTTAGGTTTAGGTATAAGCTTGGATGAATTCTCCGCTAAGATTGAAGCTGCGAGCTACGCACAAAAACTTAGTGATGGATTCTCTTCCTCTGGAGTGACTCAAGAAGAGATTGCAAATTGGATCTACGCAAAAGCAAGGAGAAACCCGGGTAGTAGATGGCAGGCAAGCTACAGAAGAAAGGATGGCTATAAAACATTTGATTACTACGGAGATCAGGTAAGCTACTCTGTAGCTAAGTATATAGCTAAACCAATAACTCAGAAGCTGCAAGTAAATGGATATGCTGGTAGCGGCTGGATGGAATTCCTTCAAGGTCCTGCGGGACTAAAGGGAGCGTTAACCCGTGCTTACGGTAGGTATCTGAAAGATTACCCAGCGTATACTTGGGCTACGATGACGTATAGAATTGAACAAATGTTAGAAAAACTCGAAAAATGAGTGAAGATAAAAGATTATCGGCGTTACAGAATACGCTGAATACAGTAGCTGGAGTTGTAGAGAAGCTAGCTACTCAGATGCAGGAGCTGAACAAACAGATCTCTCAGTTGGCTGGTAATTCTAAAAAATTAGGGACTGCACAACAGAAAGCTGCTAAAGAAACTGAAAAATCAGCCAAGGAGACTCAAAAGAGTGCTGACGCTACAAAAAATGCAAATAAAGAGAGTAAGGGTTTATTTTCTACACTTGGAAAGAATTTAAAGACAATTATATCTTTTTACGGTGCATACCAAGTACTGAATCTAGCTTTAACGGCATTTAGAGACATAACCGTTGGTTCAATAAAAAGAGCTATTGAATTTGAAAAGGCATTATCTGATCTAAGAGCTATCGCTGGATTAACTGCTGAAGAGGTAAACAGGTTAGAGAAAGTAGTATTCCAGGTAGCTGGATCTACCTCTTTAACTACTACAGAGGTTGTAGAGCTACAAAAATCATTAGCCAAGCTAGGATCTTCTGTTACGGATATTGAAAACTTAACAGAGCCAATCGCTATTCTTTCACAATCCCTTGGTGAGGATCCTGGAGGTGTAGCGTCATCGTTAAAAAAGGCATTGAATCAGTTTCAAGCAACATCTGAAGAAGCAGATAGATTTGGTAACATCTTCGTAGGTGCTGTAAACGAAACCGCTTTATCCCTAGATGATCTAGGTACATCATTATCTTATGTTGGTCCTTTAGCTTCTCAATTAGGAGTTTCATTTGAGGAAACATCTGCGCTTCTAGGTATTCTTGCAGACAACGGATTTAAGGCATCAAAAGCAGGTACAGGTCTTCGTAACTTCTTCACTGTAGCAGCCAAGGATGGAAGACCTTTTAATGAATTCTTAGAGGATGTAGCAGCTAGAGGTCTTAATGCAGCTGAATCATTTGAGATATTCGGTAAGGTAGGTGCTTCTCAAGCATTAGTATTGAGCGAGAATATTGATAGGTTCAAGGAACTTTCTTTGGAATTGTCGGACAATACAAGGTTGATGACTGCCAATGCTGTTCAAATGGACAACACACAAGGACAGTTAGACTTGTTATCTTCCGCCTATAATAAATTGTCAACTAGGATTGGAGAGTTCTTTATACAAAACAAGACTATAATAGGAATAACGCAATTACTTGACGTAAAAACTGCTGCTTTAGCAGAGACATATAGCATTTTGGCTACCGCTTCTGAAAAAACGAAAAATAATATCGATGACTTAACAGAGTCTTTTAGAAGGGTAAGCGATGAGACAGACAATATGAATATATCAAGCTTAGAACAAGCTTTTAATATTGTAGAGCAGAGCGGTAAATTTTCAGAGAGAAGTATTTATCTGTTTCAAGAGTATTTAAAGATATATAGATTTTTAGGAGATACAGAGCTAGAAGCTGTAAATGCCATTGAAGACAATCAAGGTAGAGCTGTAAGAAGGATTGCGGCTACAGTAAAGCTACTCATTGAACAATCAAAGGAAAGAGCAGATCAACTTGACAAGGAAGAAATCGCATTGAGAGCTAATGACGATGCTACTAAAGACTATGCATTAAGCGTTAGCAATCTTCAATCTTTAGCGGCAGCTGATATTGATATATATGATGATAAAATATCATTATTATCAGATTTGAAGAGAGAACTCAAGGAGAATGAGGATGCTCAAGAAGAAATAAGAAAGAAGGGTCTTCAAGCGAGTGCCCAAGAAATCGTATCTTATCAAGTTACAGAGAAAAGAATAGCGATACTAAGAGAATTAATAAACACTCTTAATGGCGTAGAGAATAGTGAGGAATCACTTAAAAATAAAAGAGAACAAGCCAATAAAGAAGAACAAAAGAGATTAAGAGCTGAATTCAACGATTATCTTGAAAGGATTAAAGAAACCGAAGACGCAATAGAAAATTTAAGAGTTGAGATAAGCGAAAGCGCATTCCCCTCTCAAATAGACTTGTTAAACGGATTTTTTGGTGGAGCTGAAGACATCATCGAGGACGCGAAGAAGAGGTTTGGTCCAGACTCAAAGTTTGTAAAGGACTTAATAAAAGCTCTTAAAGATACTGCTGATGAAATAGCTGTGCAGTTGCCTAAACAAGCAGGCGATATAATCGATCTTCCTTCTAAAGTAATTGGAAGTGTTATTGAAGGCGATGTTCCAGAAATGGAGTTGAAGAAGCCAGCGGAAATAATTGTAAAAACATTTTACGATAAGGTAAAAGAGGCATTTGAAGGATTAGATTGGGGCGAGGTTATTATAGAGGCTGTTGACACAGCTACTGAAGCTGTAGGCCAATTTAACGACACTGCTCTTGAAAACACAAAGAGTAGGGCTGAACAAGAGCTTGATATTATTAGAAGCAGATATGATATCGAAGAACAGATATTAAAATCACAATTAGATAATCAATTAATTACAGAGTCTCAGTTTAGAAAGAAACAAACAGATCTAAGAAAGTCTCAAATTGCTGAAGAGAATAGTATAGATAAGCAAATCTTTGACGCTGAAAGAAAGAGAGATAGACAGAATGCTTCAACAGATTATTTAGAGGCAATAGCATCTATTATACCAACATTGATTGCTTATGACAAAACTGCTGATCCTGTAAGCATTTTAACCAAGGCAGCTATCACTGGAGCCTTAGCAACCGCAGCATATGGCGCGGAAATTTCTGCAATTAATCAAAGAAAATTCTTCCCTAAAAAGTTTGCTGAAGGGGGTGTGGTTAACGGACCTTCACATTCTGATGGTGGCGTTCCGTTTACCGTTCAAGGAAGAGGTGGATACGAAATGGAAGGTGGAGAGTACATTGTTAATAAGCGAGCCACTTCTATGCACCGAGACTTGCTTGAGCGCATAAACAAAAGCGGTAAGATGAATCCAACTGTAGGTAGAATGAAATTTGCCGAAGGAGGTTTAGTATCTTCGCCTATGAATGAAAGTGTAGATTACCTAAAGGCTATCGCAGAGGCTACGACCTCAACAGCTATAGGTGTAAGCAAGCCAGTTCGTGCTTATGTTGCAGACAAGGACTTGCGTGGTAACGCTACAGAACGTAGAATTAGAGATAGAAACGACAGAATATAATGAGTGATTATAATTTTTTATTTGGACCTGCTATAAATCAATCATTTTCCGCAACGGTATCTAATAATACTATAACACTGTCTTCAGGGACTTTTGACGTGGGTGATGTTATATACTTGCCACACAGCAATGTGTACGGTGTTTATGCATATTGTATAGACAGCGTTGTAAGAAGGTTTAAGTTTGATAGTGAGATATACACAAATGTACCTTCCTCTATAAACACCTCTAATGGAAAGTATTGGGAGGTAGGAGATGTTATTTATGACGATGTAAGTTCTTATAGAATAGGTTCTAAAGTAGAAAAAGGGCTGTACTCTAATTCTTACATCACGTATAAAACATCTATAGACTATACACTTTTGATAAACAGCAAAAGAAGAGAGTTTTTTACAGACACTGCAAACAAATCAGTAAAAGCCTTAGTTCTTGAAAATAACATTGTGTTTTCAGACTCTTGCTCTGAGATTGCTTACGGAGTAGGCTTTGCAGATGAGGATTTTGATATATTCAAAAACAAGTTTAAGTCTTCATTAGAATTTAATATCGCTACACGATAGTATGGATTTTACTTTACAGATTAGCAGGGACAATACAGTCAACAGTTATTACAATGTAGACTTATTCCCCAACCAACAGTTGGATTATGACTTAGATTTCTATGATAGCTTAGAGATTGACAAGGTGAAACTTCCGTTCTTCACAAAGATTAGAATACCCTTAACGGATAAAAATAAGACTTCTAATCTATTTGACTTTGACCCCTTCACTTCTCCAAGTGCTGATTTTCCAAAAGATGATTTCTACTTTAAGATTACAGTTTACGGCTCCTCTTTAAACACGGAGATAGCGGGTATATTAAATGTGGTTTCTTTTGAGTACAACTCTTCTGAGTCTTATATAGAAGTAGACCTAAAAGACTTTTTGTCAAAGTACCTTGCGGGGATGAAAGACATTAAATTAGGAACACTATACGGTGAAACCAATTCATACTACAGGAACAGACATACATTTGCTCAGTTCTTGCAAGACACATCCAGCGGTGGTGAAGCGGGAGTTATAGGACAAAATCCAGACTATACAAGACCTATATCGTTTCCCTATGTAGATTTTTGTAATGACGTTGATGGTAAATTTGGTTATGCGGCACGTCAGTTTTTAGAGTATGGACCTGGATTAAATAGGACAGGTATTATGCCTGTGTTTTCTGTTCCAAAGTTTTTAGAATATATAGGCAGATATCTAAATACAGCTTCTTTTCCTGTTAGTGTAGATTCAAAACTTTTTGGTTTAGGTTCGTTTTCTACAAACCCTGCTTACCCCGACTTCCAAGCTGATAAGCTTCATATGGTTGTTCCATCGCAATTACTTGCAAAGCAGGATGTGAACAGAAGAAGATTTTCTTTACGTCAATCACCCGCTTGGGCAGGTACTAATACTAATTTAGATAGCTGTATTGAGATAGATGGTACTGCAATGGAGATACATACTGATTGGTGGGGGAGTATGGAAACCGCTGGTAACTATGGTACTATAAATGATGCAGACCCTATATACACTGTTCAACAGTGGGGTGCTGAAAAACAGATGGGCTTTTACCCATATGATTACACGAACGGAATAGACGAGGACGGAATAAGAGGATTCTTTTGTCCTAAAGTTTCTTTCAATGCAGACATTACCATACCATCATCAAGTGTTACCATAAGAAACTTGCAGTACGAGATACCTGTTATTCAGCGAGATAAGATGGTAAAAAACATATTACTTTCGGACCCCGACACAACTATGACTTTCAAGTTGTATGTCGGTATATATGCTGATGGCACAATGAAAAAAAAGATACCATTACAAGATTCAAATGGTGACGACATTGTACTTGACACTACAAATGCTACTGTAAGTCAAGGCTATTCTGAAAAAGGTAATTATCAGCAGCAGTACCCGCAATATAGAAAATGTAATGCTGCAACAATAGATGTTGCAATTATAGACAATGGAGCGACTTGGAGTGACAAGATAGACTTTCCACCTGTAGATGTAAACTTCCCTTCGGGTCAAGAAATGTTTATTGACAGTGGTAGTCAATACAGTATCAATTACTTTCTTGAGCCTTTAGATGGCAATCTTAAAATAGAATATGTTGGTGCTTATTCTTTTACAGGAGTTTGGTGGAGAGAGTTTGGGATAACTCCTCCCGAAACCTTTGGTGTAGGAGATGTTAAGAAGGCAATCACAAGAATAGGTACTCCAGATGGAGTCGGTGATTACGGCTTACTAAATGTGAATTTCATCTCTAACGCAGATACATTTATATATAAGACTGATGATGAGTATTCTATAGAGGATTCAGTTAATCAAACGTGTCCGCTAACCGTATCTGACATCTTACCTGCCGTACTCAAAAGGTTTGACTGTGGATTGTTTTACAAGTTTTCTAATGGCGTCAATATATTAAGGGTGGACCCATTGTCTATCGTTAGAGATGGCAATGAAAACATCAATGCTCTTGTTGATGATTTGAAATCAGTTAAGATAACCAACGGAGGAGATAAGGCTAAGACGCTAAATATAAGCAACAAGAACTACAATTTGTATTTTGATGACTTAGATAATGATAATATAACAATTGGCTCAACTACTCAAGATGTTAATACAGATGGTATTGTAGAATTAAAAATAGACTTAGACTCTTCTATATACTATAAATCGGTATGTGGTGAGGAATCGGGAGAATATAATGAGTTGACGAACTATCAAACTTTTAGCGCAGCTCAATTAGGTTTTACTGAGAATGTATTTACTCCAAACAAGGACATTGGTCTAAGGTTTGCCTATCTTGACAAGCCTTTGTATAAAACAAATATGCTTGTCCCTTACTCCACTCTTGAAGGTTTTTATCAAGATAGTGATATGAAAACAGAGAGCCAGATAATATTCTCAAATGAATCCTTGCCTGTAAGCACTAATATAAGCGGCCAACATATCTTCAACGGAAGATTGTTCCCTTACAATACGGCTGGATGGAACCTTATGTTTGAGGATTTAAATGGAGATACAACACAGAGTTATATTCGCCTGTTCCAAACATCAGAAAAAATATTACAAAGTCAAAACCCTAAAATAGAGTTTGATATGGTTGTTCCTACAGTTCAATTAGCGTCATTAGACTTTTTCTTACAAACACTTGAGGCTACAAGATTTACTCAAAGCAATATACTTGTAAAGAGTGCTAAGGGTGAAGTATTTGATGATTACGCATACCTCACTATAGAAGGGATACTACAATAATTGTAAATTAATTTGATGGCTACATACAACGACTACCCACAATCTGCTACTAACAACGCCAAGAAAGTTCTTGAGTGGAAGAAGAAGTATGGTGATGAAGTTAAGGGAATGACTTCTGTGGGCTGGACTCGTGCAAATCAATTAGCATCAAGAAGAAAACTTTCCTATGATACTATTGCGAGAATGGCTGCTTTTAATCGCCATAGAAAGAATGCTGCGATTGACCCGAAGTATAAGGACACGCCTTGGAAAGATAGAGGCTATGTTGCTTGGCTTGGTTGGGGAGGAACAAGCGGTGTTAACTGGGCAATTAGAAAAGCTGAAAGCATACGAAACGGAACAGTTAAGGCAAGTGTTGATGTGGCTGACGTCCCGTGGGGTGACCGTAAAGTCAAGGATGTTCCCGCTAACAAGAAAAAGGATTGATTGGATTAAATCCTTCCCTAAAAAACTAAAGAATGGATAAGCTACCATTATTTGATATATCATTAGAAGACATCGCTCAAGGGATGTACAAGATTTCTCTTGTAGATAAGCCCGCTATTGAGGAAGACTTCATCCACTTCAACGAAGTTGAGAAGGTGCAGATGTTTGCTGATGAAAAGAAGAAAGAGGTTGTAGGACCTATTATGATTCCTAACAAGGAAATCCTACGCTTCTCACCCGATATGGGATACTACTATGTACGATTTACTGAAGAGACTATTCAGCAGATTATGTACAAGTATTCTAAAGAGGGACTATTTAACGCATTTGGTATTAACCACTCGTACGATACTGATGAGGTGGTTATGCTTGAAGTTTGGACCAAAGAGAGTGATAACGATAAGTCTGTAGACTATGGTTATAAACTACCAAACGGAACCGTATTCGTAAAGGCAAAGATTGAGTCTGACGAATTATTTACTGCAATTGAGAATGGAGAGATTAATGGTTTCTCTATTGAGATTAAAGCGGATATTAAACCAACAATTAATAACGAAGAACAAATGAATGAATTTGCTTTCGCCAAAGAACTTGGTAAGTTAGAGGCTCAATTTGAGGCTATGGCTAATAAGTACGAGGCAAGAATTGAAGCTTTGGAGAACGAGAATAACGTACTCCTTGAAGCTGTGACATCTGTTGAAGAAAAGTTTGCAAGCGTAGACAGCTTAAAGTCTGCTATTGAGATGATTCAACAGCACATTGAATCTATGGGTGCTTCTCAAGAAGAGAATGCTGCTGTAGAAGAAGATGAAGAACAAATGGCTGGACACTCTGACGAAGAGAAAGAGGAAGAAGAAATGAAGGAAGACAAGTACGAAGGTACTGAAGAGCCTGCATCTCAAGAAGTACAGACAGAACTATCTGCTGAAGAGGAAGCTACAGAAGCTGAAGTTGAGGAGCAATTTGCTGCTGAACAAAAGGCTGAAGAAGTTGCTGAAACAGTAGAAGACAAGACAGTAGTTTTTAATGGTATCACACCCGAAAAGGTGAATATGATTAATAACTTCTTTAACCGCAAGTAATTATTGTAAATTAATTAAACGAATCTTTTTAAACTAAAATAAAATGAGTATAGTAATCTCAAACTTGCCATACGGTGACAGACGTCCAGACCTCTTCATTGATACTATGGTAAAAAGCGCAGCGGTATTAAACCGTTTTCGCCTTGTTGACGGTGTTAAAGCTAAAGTAAACGTACCTATCTTTGACGCTACATTATCTTTCGGTTCAGATCTTTGTGTATTTGATGGAGCATCTGCTGCTACAATCGGAGAAAAAGAAATGACCGTAACCACTTACAAGTGGTCTTTCCTAAACTGTAAGAACGCTCTTGAAACTTCTTACCGTGGTCTTCTTTTGAAGAAAGGTCAGAACAATCCAGAAACTATGGATGCTGACTTTAAAGACTGGGTATTTGACTACTTCGCAAAATTGTCTGCTGAAAAAGCTTTGACTGTTGCAGGTACTGCATTGACTACTGAAATGGCTGCTGATGCTGCTGTATTGGACTACGATACTGACGCTGTATTGACTTCTGCTAACATCCTTGACAAATTAGAGGGTGCTTACGAAACAATGAGTGACGTTATGTTGGCTGCTGTTTACGGCGATGCTGACCGTGATTTCAAACCTGCTATCTTCTTGGGAACTGCTGCTATGCAACACTACCAAATTGCTATCGCTGGTCTTTACACTACTACTCCACAAGGTGTTGTAGAAGGTGGTGTACCGAACTACTACGGTATGGAAGTTATCCACTTCCCGTCAATGCCTGCTAACGAATTTATGATTGCTGCTCCACAGAACATCGTAATGTTGACTGATGAGTACAATGACGTTCGCGCTATTGATATGAAGTACGAAGCTGAACTATCTTCTGACAAAATTTGGGGACAGTTCAAGTTAGGTTTCTCTTACCTTAAAGGTGAAGAGATTGTCTACGCGAAAAACTTCGCATAATAATTAATTAATAACGGAAGGGCTTCGGCCCTTCCTTTAACACCTATAACAAATGGCTTGTAATGTAACTCTTGCTGATATTTCCTACTCTTGTGACGATGTTGCAATTGGTGGTATCGTAGAATTGCACGTTGCTAACCGTTCTGACGCTCTGACTGCTTTAACAAGAACAGACGCTGACCGTATAGTAACTGCTGCTACTGCTGTGACTGGAGTATCACAAATTTCTTTTAACAACAAAGATGGTTTCTCTGTCTTTAGCGAAGTAAAAACTGTAAGTGCTGATGGTATCGTTTCTACTGTACCAACTGTATCTGTTGAACTTCCTAAAATGACTGCTGACAAAATCACTGCTCTTAACGACATCTCTAAAGGTGGCGCAGAATTGGTTGCTTTTGTTAAGACTGCTGCTGGAACTTACCACGTTTGTGGTTTGGACTACGGTCTTTACGCAGGAACTGTTGATGCTAACTCTGGTACAGGTCGTGCTGAAAAGAACCGCTTCCAATTAACTCTAACGGGTGATGAGCAAGGTCTTTCTTACAGCATTCCTGCTGCTGAATTTGCTACTGCAACTGCATAATAGTAAATCTTGTAAATTAACACAAGGGGGAGTGGAGCAATCCTCTCCCCTTTTTATTTAAAAATATATGGCTTTCAACTGTTCTATTCTTTTAAGCGATATTGATATCAATTGTAACAAACGAGTTACAGGAGGTATTAAGAAAGCTATTCTTTTATTACAAAAAGACTTGACGATTACCTTTGACCCTATTGATGAGACTCAAGTAACTCAAGTAGACACAGTAGATACCGTAACTTTTGAGCATAACCCAAAGGACGGGACTACGACCTTTACAGAAAACAAGAACACATCTAATGGATTAGGTGTTGTCACTACAGATATTACTATCCAATCTCCTGCTGTAGATAATAAGGTTAATCAAATAGACCTTATGAGCCGCAGAGAGGACATCTGCTGCGTTCTTTTACACAACAATGACACTGTGACTATCAGCGGATGGATGGATGGCTTAACGATGAACTATGAGGCTAACAGCGGTACAGGTACTGGTGAGAAGTCTTATGTAAATATTACGCTGAATACTGAAAGTGGTATTGCTTCTTTGGCAATCAATGATAAAGCGGTGTTTAGCGACCAAACCATATTTGCTTAATGGCTTATTTAATTAGCGGCGGAACGGGATATATGAAGGACGCTGTGCAAATTAACGCACAGCCTAAATACTTATATGTAAAAGGAGGTTACTCTGGCAGTTCTGTTTATTCCGGATATGAAGGATTTGGCACAAGGGTGCTTACGGATGGTGCTACCATAGAGTCCTATTCTTGTGTCGCTAATGAAATAAACACATCTCCCACAGCTAATATTGGCCGTGTATTATTTGATGCTTACGATACTCGTGTGCAAGCCGCAAGCGGAGATACAGAGGCAAGAAATTGCACTATAACAGAATTATACAATTTAAAACAATAATAAAATGTCATACGAAACTATTGTAAAGGAAGGTAACTTCTACCAGTCTGCAACAGGTGACTACGGATTTCGCTTACTATCGGGTGGAGATTCTTCTACAGCGGGAGAAAGCTTCCGTTCTATCCAAGCATTGGAAGACAGTGTGGTAACAACTACTACAACTGTAGGTGATGCACTCACTTCAGTTACTCTTACAGAGGGTACTATTATCTTTGGCAAGTTTGATAGTGCTGCTGTAGCAAGTGGAAAAGTAATCGCTTACAAAGCTTCCTAATGGGTTTAATTAACAGCATATCTCTCATAGCAAGAAAGGCTATCGGTAGGCTGTTGGCTATCGTTAAATCCTTTGTTGAGAGAGCAGAATTAGATGGTGCTATCGTAGAGTCACCAAAGTGTGTCAACAAGGCTATTAAGGCTATGGGTGATGCAGATGGTGGTAGAGTATTGTTTGATGCATATGATGTAAGAGTTGTTGCAGCAAGTGGTTCTACAGAGGCTCGTACTTGCACTATAAACGAATTAAACGAAATATTATAATGAGCAAATTATTTGACGATGCATCATTAGCAATGATACCCTCTGCTTACAAGGATGGTAAGTTGTATAGTATTAGACCTACTGATGGTAGTGGAGATTTTACTTTTAGTAGGGGTTCAAATCTTGCTGCTACGAGGGTA